AAGTTGATTACATCAACAATCCTCTGCCCTGAGTAGCGCCCAGATTGAACATCGAAACTAGCTATTCTATGCCGGGTTGCCTGTTGCATCACACTATGGGGGAAATATCCCACACTAAAAACGATGTAGCAGTGCTCTAACACTCCAAAGTGTCCTCTATTTCCCTCTAGTAATCGTTTAACGGCTATCTCCCCACACTTAATTTCAGAAGGGGTTTTATCAAGGCTTTCATATATATAATCCTCACTATAATCCTGATGGAGAGCCAGATACATTATTGTCTGGGGATTAGCTGTTTTCGATAAAACATCAACCTTGAATTTGTCCATTAGTCTCCTACTCTTTTGTGCATCTTCAGTCAAGAAATAAGATAATCATTAACTGTCAACAGTGTCAGGGATTTGAGTGGAATAGTTTGATCTTTAAAGCATTTAAAATTAAGTAATCGTAAAGAATTGATCATAATTTTTGTTGTTTGATGTATTTCTATTATTATATAATGATCTACACTTTAAAGCAAGGTGTGGGCTAGTGTCAAAAGAAATAAATCTTTTAACAACACTGCATGAAGCAGACGTTCACCCACGATCAAATTATAATATAGTCAGCTAGTATCAAATTAGTCAAGAAACAATGCAATCGTTATTTCAATCCATAAAATAGGCAATCGTCTATTGCGGGTAAACGCGCCTAATCAATATAAATTAGTCGATTTAGAGTTTCAATCCATAAAATAGGCAATCGTCTATTGCGGGTCAATGATCATGCAGAAATAATGGAACTGGATAAGGGTTTCAATCCATAAAATAGGCAATCGTCTATTGCGGGTCTCCTAACCCTAGTTAAAGGACTTAAATCAATGGTGTTTCAATCCATAAAATAGGCAATCGTCTATTGCGGGAAAACCGCCTTTAATTGTTACCAAGAAGCCTAACAGTTTCAATCCATAAAATAGGCAATCGTCTATTGCGGGTCAATCTTGACAATAAGTCCAAAGCCTACAGCATCGTTTCAATCCATAAAATAGGCAATTGTCTATTGCGGGCATCAAGAATATCTCTGTTTCAATCCATAAAATAGGCAATCGTCTATTGCGGGTCAAGGCAACCCGACCCGCCGTTATTCTTGATGCAAGTTTCAATCCATAAAATAGGCAATCGTCTATTGCGGGGATTTCACCGATTGTAAGACCATTTTCTTGTGTAGAGTTTCAATCCATAAAATAGGCAATCGTCTATTGCGGGCCCACCGGGTGCTCATGCCTTGGTGGGTTTGTTGTTTCGTTTCAATCCATAAAATAGGCAATCGTCTATTGCGGGCGATTACCAACGGGTAACAGAATTTTTATTAGAAGTTTCAATCCATAAAATAGGCAATCGTCTATTGCGGGAGCTTAATCCGCAATTGTTTCAGGCATTTCTATCGAAACCACCTAAGCTCATTTGATTTATTATAGCATGAGTTTTGGCGGTTTCGGCAACTAAAAAATCGTGAACCCCGTTTTTAAACAAATCATCTGGAATTGTTATGGTGTCTGACTTTTTGGTTTTTTTCTTGGTTGCCTTTTTAGAACAGCTAGGGGTTGCCGAATTTTTATTAATCAGGAATTTATACCAGAAATTATCGGACAATTCCACACCTTGATTGATTGCCATTTGAGCTAAACCTTTTAACTTAATGTTCTGTCCTGAGTTGACATCACGAGCAACGGTATAACCACAATTAGAGCATTTGTGAGTGCGTTGAGATAGCTTTTTCTTCTCTTGATGTCCACACTTCGCACAACATAAAGTAGTTCCCCAATTATCAACCCGAATCACTAATTTTCCGTGTTCCTTTGCTTTGGTTTCTAATAAATCAATAGCTTGACCAATAGCTACATCACTCCCTGTTCTGTTACTTCCTCGTTTGCGTTTTTGACTATTTTTATCGTAGATAACTGTACCATTTTCGGCAACCACTGGATTTCCTTCTGTGTCTAATTTTGCCTTGGCTTTAGCTTTTCGGTAGACGTTGGCGGGTTTGTAATCCTCAACAAAAATCACGTCAAACCAATTGATTAAATTGGTAGAATGCCAGTGATTGAATGATCGGCGGTGACGGGCGATTTTCTCATGAAGTTTAGCAATTTTATTATTGAGTTTCTCCCAATTCTTAGTTTTCCCCTCGTTCATTCGATACTTGCGAGATAATTGTTGCTGCATTTTCCTTAGACGTTTTAGCGATCGCTTTAAAGGTTGTGCAGCCTCAATAGTATGACCATTATCCAATGCCATAACAAACTGATGTCCGGGGTCAATTCCACAACATAACCCTGTCTTCTTGGCTTGTTTGACAGGGACGGACGCAGTTAATTGTATATACCACCCCGACGCTTTTTTGCAAATTTTCATCGGGTTAAAATCGCAACCATACCACCGTTTATCAAATCCAATTACTTCGATATAACCCAATTTTGGAATATTGATCTTACTGTCCTTAACGCCTAGATCCTTAGCGTTGTAATGGATTAAAGTCATTACCTTATCTTTAGCTGTTTTGAAACGTGGACGACTGTGGCGACCCGCTAAAAATCCCTCCCAAGCCTTTGATAGTTCATGCGCTACACCTTGAATAAATTTTGCCGGGCAATCGGTGAAATTAACTTTTCGCTCCTCACCTCTAACTAAATAAGTCACAATCCGATCCTTGTGGTGCTGATGTCCAAATACCTTTAGAAACCCGTATAGTACCGACTTTTTAGAATCCAGTGAGTCAATAATAGGACTATTTTCATCAATGGCGACAGGATGGATTAACCCCTTTTTCTTCTCGACTCGCTCAATCCCCATCTTCCAATCTGGGATCTCAATTCGTACCCATTGCTTGAGCTTGCGGTCGTATCGTTGCAGGGGAGTTGCAGGGACGTTAGACTTCGACAGTTTATCGTAAGGGTTCCACTCGTTAAATTCCTCTATCAGTCCTAACGAGCGATTCCAAACCCACTTACAAACTAGCATCCAATCTTCTAGGGTTCGCTCTTGTTCTGAAGATAAAATGAGTTTAAACTCCTTTGTTCGCACATTTTCGCTAAAATTAGACATACCTATTTAAGAAATTGAAACGTATGTATTGACATTTCCATTATATACAACTATAGTGAAATCACCGACGTTTAGATCGGTAAGCCAAAAGCTGCCCTTGGAGCCGAAAGGATTAACGATTAGGCGATGAAGAGGGAATATTCTCTAACCAGATATGGTTAGCAATTTTAAAAATAGGTAATCAACTTAAAAAGGGGCTCCGGCCCCTTTTTAGTGGACTCCATCTATTTTTGAAACCGAAATAGACTACACTAAAGGGACGTTCAACTTATAGGAATACCCCCGCGACACTCGAAATGTCCGGGGGATGAGTCAACCTGTATAAGAGTCAACCTTGATAATCTCAATCTCAACACAAAGGGCTTTCAATCTCTCAAAAGCCACCACCGGATCGGCTTCAAAATCAACTGGACTAGATCCGGTCATCGGAGCGTCAGACACCGCCCCTAATGGCTCAAAAGCACGGGATTTATTATTCCAAAAAAACACTCTGTTAATACGTCGCTCTATTGCTTCCGGTGTTTCGAGAAAACAATAGATAAGTCCTGCAACAATAGCCTGTCTGACATCGGTTCTAAATCGCCTTTTATCGAGTTTAATTGTCCACAATTCAGATAGCAGTTCCTCATCTGTTTCTGCATCATACCAGAGACACTCACAAGAGAATGTGTGGAGGTCGTTGGTATGAATTTTTTGGGCGGGTTGAAATCCTTTTTTAGTTGTCTTCATAAAGATTAATTGATTTTAAGATTGCCAGACCTAACTCTTTCGCCAACAACGGCGGCACGGCATTTCCGATTATTTGTTGACTTAAAGATTTGGATTCTGGGAATTTGTAATCATCGGAAAAACTCTGAAGCCGTGCCGTCGCCCGTTGGTTAATTCGTTTAATTTGACTTCCCTGTACGATGTCCGCCCAATGGGTCGAAACACCCGCCATAGCTCGAATTGTTGGACAAGGCTTGTTTTGTGGAGTCGGTAAAATATTCTTGATACAGGCTCCCGCACGGGGGATTAACAAAACGGGTGAATGAGAGGCTTTTTCCGGTAAACCCAGTTCATTCAGTCGCTTAATCTGCCAGTCCGCAAGCTCACAGTCCTGCATTTCTGGGATTAAATCACTAAGGGCTTGATACCATCCCTTTTTAGGTTTTGATTCGGGGAAATAGGGGAGGGGTTTTGAATTTTTAACTGCCCACATAATCAACCGTTTCCGGTTTTGCGGAACCCCATGATCCGCCGCGTCAAGTATTAGCCAATGGTAGCGATATCCGTAGCGAATTAAGGATTGTAGAATCTTCTCGAATACAGGTGATTTTGAATATCCTGGGACGTTTTCTAAAACTACCCATTGAGGATCAATCGCTGCGATATAACTGCTACAGTACAGCCCAGCGTCCTTGTCTTTGTGATCGCCTAAATTACCCCGTCTAGCGTTTGAATACTGTTGGCACGGGGGACTCATCCAAAGCAGGTCAACATAGGGAAGACTGCGGGGGTTTATGTCTCCTGCGCAAGAATTAAATACTTTGGTATTTGGGAAATTTAATCGTGCTACTTCTGCAATTTTAGGATCTCTTTCAATTCCCCAAATGGACTCAAAACCTGCGGCTTCTAACCCCAAATCTGCACCGCCTCCGCCCGTGAATAATGTTGCGAATGTTGGCATTAGAAACCCTCCTCAACAATTGTTAAGCCACAGCCGGGGAGCAATAAATTAGGATCGTTTGATGAACTCAACACCACCATTCCAGAGGGTAAGCATTCTTTTACAGTGAGGATTACATTGCCAAAATTCTTGTCTGTAGTTTTGACATGATCGCCTTTCTGGAAAGCGTAATTTCCGAGGGGGATTTGTTCCCCTTTGACCATCTGAATAAATAGTTTTATCTTGTCCGAGTCTAAGGATTCTGCCAATCCTTTCGCCCACTGAATTTTGATTTTATTCCCCCGGCACATAATCACCCGTCCGATGTAACGGCTATCCTTTTTTAATTGCACAATATCTGTTTTTTTGAATGGGGATGAGTCGGAAACCTCCTCAAAGTCTAGGGTTTCCGATCTGGTTTTTTCGTTAGTTACTTGACAGGTTTGTTTTAATACATTCAAACTTTCAACTCGCCATGCTGTACCTCTTATTAGATAAGATGGGCGGTGTTTATGTGGGTCAATCTCTACCCACTCACCAACTTTTAAAACTCTTTCAAATATCTTGGTTGTTACGGTCATGTCAATCTCCTTTGTTGGGTTTAATGGAATTAATCAATCAAGGGCGCGGTCAAGATTAAGCGGTTAATGAACGGGCGGATTCTGGTCTACCATCACGTTTTTTCATCTCCCTGTCTTCATTTAATAAAGCAATAAACCAACGAACCCCATCGTCTGAGATTCCGTTTAAACAATCAGGATGCGAGAGGATGTATTCCACTAAATGATCATTCCGAATGTAAAACTGTCTTGTGCCTTCAGAGTGATGTTTTAGCCCGTTATTTATCCATCCACGAATCCTTTCTCTTGAAAATCCTAGTCCTATAAAAACTGCCGTGGCTCCATACCAACCACTGTTAGGTCTTAGGCTTTGTCCGAGATTTAATAACTTATTTTGAACGGATAATATTGTTCGCTCTTGATAGCCTTTTTTAACGGCTAGTTGATTATATCGAATAACTAATTGGGTGAACGGTAAAGTTTCTGCTAGTGCTATCAAGGTTTCAGTTTCCTCGTGTGTCCATATCCAACTTGATTCCTCTAGGTTGTTTCTAACCTTTGAATATTTGATATCAATAGATGCTTTTGTTCTCCCTAAAATTTCAGCAATCTGCGCATGAGTTTTTTTGCTGTCTTTTAAAAGTAGAAGTTGTTCTATCTCAGCTTCTGTCCATGTGTTCTTGTAATTTTCTAGCATTCTCAAACTCCTTGATAATTAGTGGGTTTCTATCTTGACCTCGCCATATTTTTAAACTGAGTAAACTGGGAATCAAATAATAACTTAACCGTTCCGGTGGGGCCGTTGCGATGTTTGGTTAAAATGATTTCAGCTACCCCGGCTTCTGAACTGTTGGGATTGTAGTAATCATCTCGGTAAATCATCATTATTAAATCCGCGTCCTGTTCCGTTGATCCCGATTCTCTCAAGTCGGACATCATTGGGCGTTTATTAGTGCGTTGCTCAACACTTCGATTTAACTGAGATAAGACAATAACAGGGACGTTTAAGTCCTTTGCCATTCCCTTTAATCCCCGTGTAATTCTTGACAATTCCTGCACCCGATTGTCGCTGCCACCGTCCATTAATTGCAGATAATCTATTAGGATTAAGCCCAATTTTCCACCGTTTTCGGCTTGCAGTTTTTGAGCTTTTTTCTTAATTTCATTGACAGTAGGGTTCGATGTGTCGTCAATAAAAATCGGCAATTCTGCTAACTTACTAATCGCCTCTGTTAACGATTCCCACTCCTCTTGCTGAATATTTCCCGACCGCAGCCGCGTGCTTTCGATTTTTGCTTCCCCTGCTAAAAGTCGTTGGACTAACTGACCTTTGGACATTTCTAAACTGAACACCGCAACGGGTAATCCTTTTTTAGCAATCTTGTGACCGAACTGAACAGCCAGCGCAGTTTTTCCCATTGACGGCCTACCAGCCACAATAATTAAATCTGAACGTTGAAAACCTCCTGTCATTGCATCTAAATCATAGAAACCGCAGGGAACACCGGGGGGAATTTTGCTTTCACTCCGATCTTCAATTTCCTGAAAGGTATCAATCAGGGTTTCACCAATTGAAACTAAATCTTGCTGACTTTTCCCCTGGGAAATATTGGCAATTTGTTCTTCTGATTTTTGAATTACAGTCTCTAAAGGTTGACTGGTATCTTCTGCTAGTTTGATAATTTCGTAAGCAGATTCAATTAGGTTTCTTCGGGTTTGTTTATCCGAGATTAATAGACCGTATTGATCGATGTTTGTGGCAGAAACGGTGCGGTCTAATAGTCGGGTTAACCCTAATTGCCCCCCGGCTTTTTCAAGTAATTTCTGATCGGATAACCAAGTTGTGACGGTCATCAAATCCGGTGTTACTCCCTCGGAATATAAAGCTAAAGCTGCCTTATAAATCGTTTGATGCGATCGCAAGCTAAAAGACTTAGGTTCTAATGTTTCTGCAATTCTCCCCATAGCTTCGGGGTCTAAGAGAATGGCTCCTAAAACAGCTTCCTCAGCCTCGACGTTTTGCATGATTACTGCTTCCATTATTTCGCTCCGTTTAAGTTTTTACTCATTTTTGTGGCGATCAGGTTATTTAGAAATTCCTGATTTTTTAATTTTTGTTCCTCTGAAAGCTGCGGTTTTTTTCCATCGGGTTTGAATTCCCGTTGCTCAGGGGGAATGATTTGCACTGGGCGCTCAAATTCTCGCGGGGATTTTCGGTAGGCTTGCCAGTGGATCTTGAAATCGTTGCTCAGGTATTGCAGTTGGGTACTTTCA